GAACTATTACTGAGAACTGATAAATTGGCAATTGATTTTGCAAAATATAAAAGCGCCTAATGGCGCTTTTATTTTATAATATATGGTAGATTAAATTTGAATAAATCTTCTGGGGTTATACGTGATACCTCTATGGATGGGTTTAATACTGTGTACCCAGCTTCCAGTATCCCATTCATAATCAATTCGGAGCAGAACCATGAATCATTTTCCTGCCAATCCCGGTTGAATCCGAATGCGAATATAGCCGTCCAGTCATATTTCTTTCCAATTTGAGTTTTTATTTTATCGAATATTTTGGCGTTCGCTGTGGTTGGTAGATGCATCTTGAATAAGCGCGGATATTTACGTTCGAATTCTGCAAGCGGAATCATTCGTACCCCGCCATGGGTGACGGACTCTATGACCATCCCGTCGTGCTCTATTGCAACGTGCGACCAGTTTGATCTAGTAAACTTGCGAATAATAAACGAACCAATAAAATTTGTGTCGGTGAATATAATCATAACAATCCCTCTAATTTTTGTGTTAATTCTGATATTACTAGTTTGGCGGCTTGTTCTGTTAGCGGTATCAGTGTATCAATTTGAATTTTGGCGCTTCTTCGCATTTCTTCTGTTATTGCTGCTAATTTATAAAACTTGTCGGATTCCACTAATATTCTTGTTGCGGCGGCATCTGCGGTACTAGCAGAAGAGTTCATTTCGGCTTTTAGGAATTGACCAATGATTCCTGTTTTTTGATATTCCTTTGCATCTTCGACTTTCGCTGCGTATACCAATTGTTGTCCAGTTATGTTGCTACAAAATTTTAGTCTAAAAGAATCAACAATTTTATCTATGTTGTCCTTATACGCGGACGCATCCACCGTGTTAGTTTTGGTAACAAATGAACCAGACGACGGATCGTATATCTTTCCTATTGTGGTAAAGTTATCTGGTACCGATACTTTGTAAAAGTCTCCCGTAAAAGTAGGAATCGGATATTCTTGGTTAAGGGTAGGATCTATTTTACTAACGTATATTATCTTCATATTTTTACCCAATTTAATGTACTTATATTATTTATCAATTGATAAATAATGTACATATATTGATGAAATTGGTGGTAAAAATATGGCGTCTGAAAATAAAATGTACGGAAATCAACGAATATTCGGAGATTTAGCAGTCGAAGGTATATCAAGATTACCGTCGATTGTGGTTGGTAGGTTGGTCATGGATAATGGTTTTGTATTAGAATCATCTAATGGTACCAAAATATCAGTCAACGATACCGGTGACATATACATCAATAATAAAAAAATTTTGGTTGATGGAGACATAACCATTCCCGACATTGATTTGTCTGGTTATTTGCCATTAGTTGGTGGTAAAATTTCTGGTGCATTAGAAGTTAATTCCTTATCAGCGAAAACAATCACAACAAAAACCATAGGTTGTGACTCCATCGATATAGGAGGAATTAAAGTATTGGTGGATCGTAAAACATTATTAATCCCAACGGATGTCATGATCAACGGATATCCGGTATACACTACTAATAATAAACCAACTGCTGATGATGTTGGTGCGGTGTCGATTGCTGGTGGGATTATAAATGGTGAGTTGACGATCGCTGACGGTCTGACCACCAGCCGGGTAAAAACAAATGAAACCTTGTCAATAACAGGAAAAACTATAGTATTAGACAGCACTGCGGTCGTTGTTCAGTCGTTGCTTCGTGCAACTGAGTTATATGAAGGGATAAATCGGGTGTATTCGAAGGCTAACCCGCCGCCAAGAGATACAAACGCAGTCCAAACAAATGGTAGTACGGAAATAACTGGTAAACAGCGCATCGCAGAAATTACCACTGACAAAATTTCTATTGCAACTAACGCGATAACCGCTGCTAATACTGGTTTTGTTGTATCAACTAAATCGATGGTGTTCAAAAATATAGCATCCGATTCCAGTTTACCAAAAGGTACCGACTCGATTATTATTAATCCATCTGATGGTGTCATCAGTTTGAATTCTATTGTGAGTAAGACCGTATCTGCAAATCTGTTCAATGTGCTTGATAAAGGTGCATTGTCTAGTACTGGTAGTTTGTTAAAAATTAACCCAAAAAACGAACACACAATGGTTTATAGCGGAACATCACTATTCCGCCATGATGGTATATTTCAATTGGGTTCCAATGGATCTATATTGCAGATCGACCAAAGTGGTAGTGCGGTGTTAAATGGCAATTTGTCATGTTCGCATGTATCGGTAACCAATAACATTGACGTTGGGTGGGGTGAGATAGCATCGTCTGGTTTTGAAATGGGATGTAACGCAACAGCTGGTACTAAATGGTTGCTTCTTGCAAAAACATTACCATCCAAAATTAGATTCGGGATCCAGACAATGGATAACGAGACTCGTTTTTACCAAGGTGATTCGTATATTCGGTTGGTAAATGGTGTTTTGTATTCTAAAAATTCGACCGATTTAGATTCAGTCCCTACTGTTGGGTCGGTAAAATCCATGATTGATGGGTTTGTTCCGGTAGATACAACCATCAACGGGAAATCATTAAATGGTTCGATCAAATTGGTACCGAGTGATATTGGTGCCGCTGATTTAAAACACGAGCATATTAATTACTTGCCAACTATCGGCGGTGAATTAACCGGATCGATTGAATTCACTAAACCGGCTTCTATAAAATTTGTCGGAGAAAACATACAGGCTTCTATCTCATCGGATACCGCTGGCTCGTTGGCCGTCTCATTCAAAACACTGACATTCAATGATTGTTCTGGTAATGAAATTTTACAAATCGATGATTCTGGATCTGTATCGGTTATGTCTGAACTGAAAATAGGAACACACGTGATACGACACGCCGGTAATTGTATTGTTTGGAAAGGATATTCGACCAATGCAACAATTTCTACCGAAATAGGAGCAACATATGCAGTGTCAATGAAGAAAAAAGATTCAAATATATGTTACACAACTACTGTTACAAAAACCGAGCACGTAGTAGGGTCGATTGATATATCAAGTGTATGTTTTACTAAAAACGAACAAAGATTAAGTATAGAGTTGAGCTATCTGAACGAAACAACATCTAAGTTCCAAATAACAGACAACGGTATTATCACGACTGATTATGTAATAACATTAATAAAGGTTATTTGATGATGTTTGTTCAAAAATTGTACCACCGGGTACTAAATACTATTAGAGGTTCAACTGAAATGAATATTAAATTAATTGAATTTGGTGTAATCATTTTTATTGTAATTGGATTGTTGTTTGGTGGTTGGGTAGCACGTGGTTGGTATGAAGGAAAACAACAATTGGCCCAACACGAATTGGCCGATAAAGTGACATCAGCAATACAACAAAGTGAAGCATCGACTGCAAAAATAGTAGAAGATAAATTAGCTACATTATCAACCGGTGAAAAGGTGATACGACATGAAACGATTAAAGTACTTGAAAGTCCTGTGTATAATATTAATTGCATCGATGATGCCGGGTTGCAGCTCATTGAACTCGCAAAACGACAATACTCCGATGCAAGAAAATCTGATGACAAAGTGCCCACTAGAAACCCCAAGCCCAGCGGGGAAAGCCGGTAAAGAATTGTTGCAAACGTTATTGGAATGGGAAAAGTTCTATAATGAGTGTGCAATCCGGCATGATGGATTGGTTGATGCGGTTCGTAAAATGAAAATGGTAAAAGTCACTAAATAATTGGTATAATCTGTACGTAATTTACGCGTTGAAGGATTATTATGAAAATTAAAGATTTAGTGATGCTGTCGTTTGCACTAGAACCAGTGCAAACCACCATAGCACTGGTGTGCGTTGGTTTAGCAATCGCTGGTATGTTGCTGTAATTGTTGTAGAAAAAGGCCGGATTTATCATCCGGCCTTTTTTGTTTTTTAATAAATATTTCAGTATATTATTTAAAATTTTGGAGAATCTAATGAGATACCGTAGTTTCACCCGTAACACAGAAGTGTTGGAGTCATTTGGTCGCATGTGTAAAACGATAACCGAGTCCAGTAATGACGGGATCTTATCGAGTGCTATAAACTACATAATTTCAAACAACATAGACCAAAACGACGCCACTACAATAGTACAAAAGAGTGTTTCTGGGTATGTCGAGTCCGGTGGAAATTTCGAATACGCTAAACAAATATCAGCTAAACTTGGTAAATTGATAGGGGTGATACCAAAGGCGTATTTTACTCATTTTGTGGAAAAACCAAAAAACTCAATTATTGTATTAGTATTAACGGCTATGGCGTTGGCTGCTACTAGCCAAAACGATAATGTAGAACAAGTAACCCAGCACTCGGTCCAAGTGGTCAATAGGGTTTCGAATGAGATCGCTAACACCAATCAAACCACGACCCAAACCCAACCGCGACCGGCTGTAGCGACCTATCAAGTAAAATCCGGTGATACCTTATGGGACATTGCTAAGAATAATGCCCCTAGAAATATAGAAGTAACGAATTATATCAAACTGCTTCGTCGATTGAATCAAGATACTGAAAAAATGCGTCCCGGTGATGAATTGACCCTACCGTCCACCCGTGACATTGGTCAGTATGCCATCGCGGATTCTACGCTTACCTTTGACGTACATAGCGATCAGATAATCAAAGACATGATAACCAATGAAGGCGATAAAGATTACCAATCCAGCGTGTCCAGACAAACTAGTCGAGGTCGGTATGAACCAAGTTATCAACGTGGTAAATTTTTACCATATTTGGATATAAATGGAAATTGGACGATTGGTTATGGTCATTTTCTCGGTAAGGATAAGAAAGATATTGGTAGGTATAAATACGGTATAACGGATCAACAAGCGATTAGTTTATTGAAACAAGATTTGATGACTACTTATAAGCAATATGATTTAGTTCTGCGTAGAAATCACGTTACTGATTTACCGGAAAATATTCAAATCGCACTGTTTGAAATGAGTTTCAACTTAGGTCCGACGAAGTTTGAACGCAATTTTAAAGATGTGTTGAAGCATATCAAAAACAAAGATTATACTGCTGCTGCTGATGTAATAAAAAATAGTGCATGGGCCGCCCAGATCGGTGATAGAGCAAATGGTATAGTTAATAAAATAATTTCTTGAGGGATTTATATGAACATTGATAGTATGCGTGATACTATATCGGCAATTAACCAGATAATGGAGGCCGGTGAAGATGAGCACGATTATGATAAGGTTGATAGACAGGTAAACCAGACAAACCAACTCGCGAAGGCGATCCAGTACGTTTGTGCAAACGTAGACGGTATATCCAGTTATACAAATGCTGGTCCTATTTCTTATAATGGTGGCGAAGGCGCGTTATATTTGATTAGAATAGAACGTTATAAATTAACATTGGCAATAGATACCAGAAGTGGATTTATTTGTCGGTGCAGAAAAAAGAACCAACACGAAAAGCTGAGTCTAGATTTGACTGGTGTTATCGAGGGTGTTACCGCGTCTAACCTTATGGCTAAATTGGTTGCGGCAACTGTTCAATTTGGTAATGTTAACTTTTTGCGATGGTTGGACCCGATCTACATGCTTATGCAATTGGTTTCAGAAGTCAACCCAAGTGTTCGTAATGCTATTCATCAGTTGACCACCCGTGGTATGGGTGTTGTTACTGATATATCTAATCGATTACTGGCAAAAAATGATGATTTCGATTCAAAACAAGCACGTGGTGATAAAGATATACAAACACAACAGGCCGAGTTTGACCAAACCGATGATGAATTGACTATTGCCGCAGAAGATGGTTCCGAAGCTATCGCTAAACTATTTGGATTAGACGGTGAGATTGGTAATATCAAAGCGGTTGGTGATGAAGTTCGTACTAGGGGAGACGTACAGCGTGGCTTAGCGATGTATGCGCAGTCAGAAGACGGATTGGTTATGAAATTGAACGCAGCACAGATTGATGCGCTATCGTTGGCGAGTGAAATGCCCAACTTACGGTCGCAATATAAGGTTGCCGATAATGCCGCGTTTAACGTTAAAACTAACCGCACTAGAGCCCGTAAAACTACCGATCCAGAAAAGAAAGCTAAGCTACTGAGAGACGTACCGAGCGATTATAAAATGGCTGTATTGAGTGTTCGAGAGCTTATCCGTGCGGTAGTGGTTATATTGAAAAAGAAAAACGATGATCGCGTTGTTAGATGGGAGCAAAATGGCATATTACATTTTGAAATGGCTAGTCGTTTAACATTTGATGTAGGTGATGGTGTACCAGCTTGGGAATGGGCCGAAAACAATGGGTTTATTATCCCGAAATTGGGCAGACCTACCGGCAGCGTATCAACCAAAACCCCAACTAAACAAATAGTACAAACGAAGAAACCGATCGCCAAGTCCGAAATTCAAGCTGGGGTAGATCAAACACAAAATAATGCATTGGCTGATAAAAAATCAGTAATCAATCAAATAATCGCTGCGAAAACCGCTAGAGGTGAAAAAGTTGATCCAATGTCAACATTGGATTGGTACAATAAACCAATAGAAGAACTACAGCAGATGTTAAATTCTAGTACATAAAAAATTAAAGCCAGCTTGATTGCTGGCTTTAATTTTTTGGGATATTTGTTGGTTGTTTGGTATAATCATGGAAATATTATCGACTGATAAGTGGGATTACTAATGGAAAAGAAGAAGTTCTTGCAATCTGAGTATAGTAAATTATTCGGGTTACCGTATGTGAACCAGTCCGATATAGTTATGGCTGGTAAGTTTCTGAATATCTCCACCGTGTACCGCGACAAGACCGGTACAATAGTGCTTGATCCGTTCAAGCAAGCGGCTAACATCACCAACAAAATCCTCGATGTCGTATCGGAACCGAAAAGTATCACAAAAAATACGGCTGCGATTGTGTTGTACATTTCCTATAAGTTCAATTACAAAATTTCCTCTAACTTACAGCAGTATTTACTTGTCTGGGCTAAGTCACCAACGCTTGGAGGTCGTACCAAGTTCGACGTAGATCAATTGATACCGTTGTTGGATGACCCGTTCACGTTCTTGAAGATGCTACAACGTTACAATTTGTTGAAGCATTATTATCCATTATTGAAGAAGGGGATTAGTAAGACCGACGTATCCGATGGGAATCGGGTGATGAGTGATACCATTTCTGCGGTGCGAGTTCGTCGTTATGGTCAGTATTTGGCGTACTTATACGCCCGGTTAGGCGTTACAACTAAACAAAAACACAAACGGTTGGTTCGTATCGTTAAAGCTGTTAGTGATGGTGCTAGTGTTTCCGATCTTTTCATTACGTACGGAATTCACCGATTCGACGAGAGCTTGATTAGCGAGATCGCTGACGTTTTGCAATCACTGCGACTTTGTAACGACGATTTTTATGATCGGATCACCAGAGTCCAAGACAAAATTGGTGACCTGATTAATATCAATCGTAATACCTTCCTTTTCAATATGAATACTGTGTTACATGCAGTGAAAGACATTAAGCCAATCCGTAATAGCTAATCGGATAAATACGTGCAGTGCTGTAAAAACGTACTGCACGTACTTTATGGTGGAAAATATGAATATAAACGATAAGATACAAGAATTTTTAAACGACGACAACGTACCCGGTCCACAAAAAGCCCTGCTAAAAACTTTTATTTCGGTGAATACTGGTCAAGAAATGACCATTGATTTTGTGCAAGCCAACATAGATAAGCTACAGAATTCACTGGCGACCATGAATAGAAATACCAGAACTGGCGTTGAAACTTATATATTGTCACGGGTATTGAGTACTATAATAAGCGAATAAATATTTATGAACAACCCTGTTCGTAAATTTATGGAGTAACTGCTTATGTCGTATCATGATTTGCTTATGTCTGGTAATTTCGATGCATTGGAACCAACTTCAAAAACAAAAAACACAAATATTAAGTTGGACGAAAATGGGTACAGAGAACTCGATGTAGATGAAGGAAACTATTTTTTATTAAAAGATAAGACTCGGGCGGTGACATTACAATATAGGATGAAGTACCATACTATAATGTAATTCATAGTTAAATAAACAAAAGGTCCATTTTAATGGACCTTTTTATATACAGGAAAACGAAATGGAAAAAGAATCAATCAAAGTATTAAAAACAGTAACAGGTGATGAAATTATTGGTTTTATTACTGAAAAGATGGGACCAATTGGGGTGTGCGAGTACGTTATTAATAATCCACTAGGCGTAGTTGGTGGGCAACAACCGTTTATCCCGTACTTGATTAGTGCTACGTTTCCCGGCACCAGCGTTTCAATAAAACCACAACAGGTCGTGGTTGAACCATTTGTACCAAGTGAATCGTATGTTAATGCGTATTATGGTCTATTTGAGACTACACCGGGTATTATAGTACCTGATAAGAAATTCATAATCTAATATTTTAGTATCAAAAAGGGCGAACCAAGTGATTGGTTCGCCCTTTTTGTTTTGGTCGATAAATATCAATAATGTTTAGAGGTATTCCAATGAATGATAGAAAAAAATTAAAGGATGTTATCTTAATGAGCCTCGGTTCACCGATGATAGATGTAGAACTGGATGATTCACAGCTTGAGTTGTCGATTGATTTAGCGATCCAGATATATCGATCAAAAGGGGCAAACGCCACCGAGGAAGCGTTTCTACATCTACGTATGTTACGCGATGAATCGGTATATCAATTGCCGGATGAAGTTATTTCAGTGCATAAAATATACCGATCAGGTAACGGGATTATAGGTGGTGGATCTGCATCTAATGTAGACCCATTTGCACTAGCGTACGTGAATTCGTATATGTTATCTGCGGCGAGAGGTCAAGCTGCGGGTGGGTTATTGACATACGATTTATATCACCAGTTTGATGAAACCGTGGGTCGTATGTTCGGTAGAGAAATTCTGTTTAATTACAATAGGGTGACAAAAAAATTAGTCCTAGAGCGAACGGTGTCTCACGAAGAAACTGCCTTATTGCATGTTTATCATCGAAGACCCGAATCCTACCTATTAAACGATGATTACATATATCCATGGATAAAAGATTGGGCATTGGCTGAATCAATGCACATGCTAGGGCTACATCGAGGTAAATTCCAATCATTACCGGGTGCACAAGGCCAGTTGACAATGGACGGCCCAGCACTACAAGAAAAGGCAAACAAATTAAAAGAAGATTTATTAGAGAGCCTTAAAAAATATGGTGATGGCGGAATGCCACTTGGATTCATAATTGGATAAAGGTCTATTTCGGTACCTATTTAGCTGGTACCGGATAAATACTCATATAAAAAATATTTAGAGATTTTGGAGGTTTAAAATGGGCACATTGATTGCACCCGGTGTAAGCGTAACAGTCACCGACGAATCACTGGTTTCCAGCGCAGGGAACGGTACACTTCCGTTGTACATCTTTGCAACTGCACAAGACAAATTGGTACCGAATAGCAATACTACTGCTGTTGGTACTAAAGCTGCTAATGCAGAAAAATTATATCTATTGACTTCACAAAAGGATGTGTTGGAAACATTTGGTAACCCAGTATTCCAAACTTCAAATGGTAGCGTTGTCCAAGGCGATGAATTAAACGAATACGGACTACACGGTTTATACTCATACATGGGTATTGCCAATAGAGCCTACGCGGTTCGTGCGAATATAGACTTGCATCAGTTGGCACCTACCTCTGTTGAACCAACTGGACCAGTTAAATCTGGTACCTATTGGCTAAATACGAAAACTAGTGTAGTTGAAGCATATGTACCAAAAGCCGGTGGTACTGGTACCAACTTATATTCCGAGTGGGAACGTAGACCTGTTCATATTATTCGTGGTATCGATTATGGTGGTTGCCAAGGTGACTGGAAAACTCGCGAATTAATAGAAAACGATAGTTCTATTTTGGTTGGCGATCTGGTAATGGTATACATTCAGGGACAATATACCCAATCCGCAGCAAACATGTTTATGTATATTAAGAACATAGACGGTGCGGTTGCTTATGGTTCTGGTGATTTTACTATAGCCCCGTTGAGTGCGGTTCCAACTGCATTTTCCACCACTACCGGGACTGGTAGTAAACTGTGGATCCGTAGCGGATTTACTAAAGTTGGTACGAAATATACTGGAACTTTTTTAACTGGTTATGTTTATAATTCATTTTCCGATAAATGGGTTTCTACTCCTATATATCTAGCGGAAAATGATGCGGTTGCTGAGCAATACGCTGGATCGCATGTAGGTGTGTGTACTGGTACGGTAGTTAATGACCATATCAGATTGGTTAGTGGAACTACCCCAAGTGCACTTGATGGAACCGCTAATCCAGCCGCCATAACCATGTTGTCGGGAACATTTAGTACCGAACCAGTGTTAGTTATCAAGTATAATGGAATCACTAGACGTATCAGTATCCCCGTATCAACGGTCAGTGCATCACAGGCTGCACTATCTGTATATACCGCTATTAACAATAATTTGGATTTAGTAAACGACGGCATACAAGCGACCATTGTTGATGGTTCAGAAACAGTTGGTATTATTAGTAAAAAAGGTTATGCGGTTGCTATATACCAAGATTTAACTAATTACGTCGATGAACACATATTGTTTAAAGGAACGGTATATATAGATCGTTGGGGTAGTAATTTTGGTTACATTTATGAAAATGTATACATCCAGAAAACCGAGCCAACAGGTAAGGCGGTTGACGGAACATATTGGTATAAATTTGAGCCGTCAGATAGTTTGCTTGTTAGTATGTACCAAGCCAACTTAAATCCTATAACCCAACGTAAGCGTTGGGTTAGTTGCGATGTTATTGTTAGTGCAGATGTACCATCACCAACCCAGATGCATCCGGGTATTATATGGGTAAAACCATTGCGTCAAGGTATAGATGGATATGAATTTTATAACGTAGTTGATGGAACTACCCCGGTTAAATTAAATACTACCGACCAAACTACCACAAATGGTATTTTGTTCGATGACATTCGTTCAGTAGCCAGTGCCGATCTGTACATGGATGGGATGATACTGTGCGATTTGAGTTCAACCGAAGGTGTTGTACTACAAATGACCGATGGTGTGTGGAAAGTTGCCTCTGGGGTAGCAGCTGATGGATCTGGTGTGTTTGGTAAAGCTGCACAGCGCAAGGTAATTGTAGAGAAGATGGCCGATGCGATTGTTTCGAATGAGACACTACGTGCAGAATATGTTGACTTCAACTTGATTTGTGCACCGGGCTACATCGAACTATTGGACGAATTGGTAACCTTAAATACTGACCGCCGTGAAACTGCTTTCATCGTTACTGATGTGCCGAGTGATTTGGTACCTACTGGTACTGAAATCCAGAATTGGGCTACTAATGCGAACAACGCAGTTGGTAATGGACCTGATGGACGTGTTACCAGATACGCATACGCAGCACAATATGCTGGTTGGTGTTATGGTACTAACGTCGATGGTAGTTCAGTTGCTATACCTGCATCAACTGTCGCAATGCGTACGTATGCATATAATGACTCTGTTAGTTACGTTTGGTTCCCGCCAGCTGGTACCAATCGTGGTGTTGTTACCAACGCATCTAGCGTAGGTTATATAACCGATGAAGGTGAGTTCCAACCTGTACTATACAGTAAAGGTCAATTGGAAACTATGTACTCAAATTCAATCAACCCGATTGAATTGCGTACCTCACGCGGTCTAGTGATTATGGGCGATAAGACATTGAATGCCGATGATACCGCCGCACTGTCTAGAGTCAACGTTGCTAGATTGGTAGTATATATTCGTAGACAAATCGAGAAGTTGTCCGAAGGATTCTTGTTCAAGTTGAACACTGCTACCACTCGTCAAGAGTTTGCTGGTGCATTAAATGCAATGTTGGCTAACTTGGTCCAATTGGATGGTCTGTATGACTTCCAAGTAGTTTGTGATACATCAAACAACACGGCGGTCAGAATAGATCGCAACGAATTGTGGGCTGATATTGCAATCCAACCTACTAAGAGCATCAACTTCATTTATGTTCCGATTAGAATACAAAAAACCTCGTAATAAAACAAAAAAGCACCTTCGGGTGCTTTTTTTATATAATTGAGAAAAATATATAAATAACAATGTAATCTAAATATTTTTGGAGATTAAATTACTATGAGCGTAGTTAATAAATTTGGTGTATCACTACCGAGTGGTCGTACCCCTATGAAAAATCCAAAACCAAAGTACCGTTTCCGCGTTCTTTTCTTTGGTTTTGGTGCAAACGGTGACGGTGATTTTATTTCATTGGATACTAATACTTGTGGTAGTCCATCTGCCAAATGGGATCCAAAAGAAGTACATGCATACAACTCCGTTGCGCACTATAAAGGCAAAGAATCTTGGAACACGATTGATCTTTCTATTCGTGACTCCGTTGGTAACCAGTCATTAAAAGCAGTGGCAAACCAACTACGTCGTGAATTTGATACTTATAACCAAGAATCAAGAACTTCCGCGTCACAATATAAGTTTGAAATGTGGATCCAGTCACTAGATGGTTCTGATACCACTGGTGATGGTTTATATGGTGGCACTTTGCATACTTGGGTGTGCCAAGGCTGCTTGATAGCCGATTTCAAATCTGGTGATTATGACTATTCAAGTAGTGATTTTATCGAACTTGGATTGACTATTCAACCAGATGTTTGCTTCCTATTGGACGAAAACGGTAATCCGTTGGGCGATCCGGTTGCTGGTGCTGGTGATCCAGATACTAGTGTCAGTATAACCGTTGCACAAACCGGGTTTGACACAAGCGCCGCTGCATCAACTAATTTCTTTAGAGATTAATAAAATTCACCAAAATAAATCCCCACTTTGTTGGGGATTTATTTTTTGTACACAAAGCTAATAAATACAATCATAGTATATTAAAATCGTGGATGTGTTTAAATTATGGCTAGTAGTCCTCTCAATAAATTCGGTGTACCACTAAAGAGTGGTAGGCAGAGAATAATGAATCAACCTAAACTAAAACATAAGTTTAGAGTTGTGCTTGATAATTTCAGTATTTCCAATGATGATGCTGACTATGCTGTTATGGAAGTGGATACCGTCGAACGTCCGTCCGTGTCATTTGATGTTCATAATATGAAGCGTTTTACTGGTAACGGGTATTACATAGGTTCCCACGAATGGGGTGAAATTAAATTGGTTATCCGCGATGTGGTTTCTAACGATAGTACTAGAGCTGTGTATAGACAATTACAAAAACAGTTGGATTTTAGTAGAAGAATAAGTAGACGGTCAGCTCAACGACATGCTTCGTATCACTTTCAGATGGCAATTGAAACGTTGGGTGGTGCTAATCCAGACGATTCAATTTCAAATTTAGTACGGAACACAGCAACAGACGTAATAAAGGCTATAACCGATAATTCTGACTTTGCGAATGAATTGAATAATATTATTGGTGATGTCGGTAGTTCGTCTGCCAATCCGGCTAGTATGATAGACCGTTGGTATTGTACTGGTTGCGTTTTGAAGAATGTTTCATGGGATTCAATGGATTATTCGGTAGCTGATTATGCTACTATAACGCTAACCATCCAACCTAGTTATTGTACATTGTATGACAACTATAAGGCTATGTATAAAGAGCGCATTTCTTCGTCTATGGATGATTCCATTGATGATTTCTTGAATATAGCTGATTCGGTGTTTGGTGCTGTTGAAATAGGATCAAATTTATTAGACGGTATAACTAGTTTCTTTAGTTAAGGAGTACGTATATGGATTTTTTAGATAGCGTTAAAAGCGGCGCTACGGAGTTATACAACGATGCAAGTGAAATGGTATCCGAGGTATCGGATTATGCATCTGATATGTACGATACCGTATCCGATTTTGTATCCCCAGTGGTAGACTTGTGGAATACTGCCCAATCCGCTCGTATTTCGAAAAACCCACCCAATCAGGATTTATCAGCCAGTGCCCAACTGCACGGACTGGCTGGAACGGCTGGGAATGAATTCTATAATATTTCAAAAATGAAGTTTAGTTTCTTGGTTGAATTTGTTCTTTCCAAGAAAGCTACTGATTTTATTCATAGGCTATCAAATGGTGCTTATAATGTAACTAGTTGCTCATTTATGGTAAAAGAAACCGCATTACCAAGTGCATCATTTAGCACAGAAACATTAAACCAGTACAACAGAACTAGATTGTTCTTGAATAAAGTAAAATATAACCCGGTGGATCTAGTTTTGTTCGATACCACCGATTCCGCTGCATTGTTTTTATTGGATTGCTATTCTAAGTACTATTATGGTGATTTCTATAGAAAAACAAAAAATGCGTGGAGATATGACTTATTAACGACCAATCAAAATTTCGAAGCAACCGCTGAGAATTGGGGTAAGTCAGTCCAAAATGTTGGCAACTTTGACAATTTTTATTTCTTTAAGCAAATAAATATTTACGAAATCGATGGTGACAAATACACCGCCCACAATCTATTCAACCCCCAATTAGAGGGATTTGCTATGGACCGCAAATCCCACGACAGCACAGGAGAACCACAAACCATCACATTAAATTTGATGTACGAAGGTATGGGTCACCTTGGCCCGGATGGTATGCAAAATGCGATAGCAGCCCCTACGTTGGAAATAGCGGGGGTTATCACCAATACCAGTTTGCTAGGTAAGGGTGGGTTTTATAAATTATACGGTGAAATGGACGATAAATCTGTTGGTACTAGTATAGGTGATATGATCCGTGGTGGTGCGGCAGTTGTTGATATATTCAACGATGTGAAAGATATTTTCAGTGGTGATGCAGACGCAGATACTATACGAAATCTAGGTAACGCAATTTCAACAGGTGCTTCCGCGTTGGATTTATCTGGAAGTTTAAGTACCGTATCAGAAAAATTTGGTTTAGGTAGTATTTTCGGGGACTAATATGCAACGATTTAATCCAGCGGCGATTGGTAAATCAAAACACGCCCAAGGTGTATACCAAATGGTTAACCCAGCGAAATATAATGGTAGTAACCCACCAGTATATCGGAGTAGTTGGGAATTGGATTTTTGTCGGGTATGCGATCTCCACCCGTCCGTGGTGTATTGGAGCGTAGAGCCGTTTCCAATAAAATACCCATGTCCGATAGAAGGGAAATTGAAAAATTACTGGCCTGATTTTTTAGTACAATTTAAGCACTCTGACGGGTCTGTTCATACCGAGTTGATAGAGATAAAACCACATAAACTTACAGAGTCAAATACTAAGTCCAAAAAAGATAGGATAATTGTTGCTATAAATATGGCAAAATGGGCCGCTGCAAAAGAGTTTTGCGACCGTAATAATATAGTATTTCGAATACTGACAGAGAAAGAGTTATACCAAGGTGGTAAAAAATGAAGCAATCTATAATTGATGCACTCGGACTAGACGGTGCTGATTTAGACCAAGAGTTAACCGCATCAGAATATGAGTCTGATGAGTCTGATTTGGAGCATAGTAATGTAACCGACTTAGACCTAGAAGAAATTAAACATGCGTTGAATCAGGTAAAAGAATTTAAAATAAAGTTATCCGAGATACCAGATCTTCATAATAGAAAAGAGCAGTTGTCTAAGTTGGCGAGTACAGCAGAAAAGAAATTCGAACAGGTATTAAATATAGCACTTAATAGCGACCCAAGATTCGCTGCTGGTATGATACAAGCTGCTGCTACAATTCTAAAAGCCGCGTTGGACGCACATACCCGTATTATTGCAACTGATGTTAAATTGATAGACATGCAGATGAAAAAAGATAAAATGGAATTCGATATCAATAACAAGATTAATGCGGTTGTGCCCACCGAAGAAAAACCGGTAGGTGACGCCCCGATAGATATGTCGGACCGCAATGCTGTTATCGAGAGGCTAAAACAAAAAAAGACTAAATAAGTATATAATTTCATGGAGTTTTAACCTATGTCTATAAAAGATTATTTAAGAAAAGATACATTTAACTACCGTATCAAGTTCGCATTCGAACCAAGCCCAGAACAATTAGGTTGCATAATTGATATGCTAACTGTTAAATACCAAGCATTTGATATTTTGCCAGTAGTAAAAACCATGTTTCAGGTAAGACCGTTGGATTTCAGTAACCTAGATGCCGGTGAAATTTGGATGTTTGATTTTACCACGTACCGTGGTATACAAGACGCTATATTGTTGACCGAAATTGGTAAATTATTGAAATGTAGTACGGCTTTAATCCGAGTACGAAACAAAGACGATATGTACCAAAGTGCATTAGCCGATGAAAACGCATTAGAATTAGACCTAGACGAATATGTTACCAAAGTAACAGATCCGCATTGTAATTCTGATATGATCGAGGTGGATACCGCCATCGCGGGTCAAGAAAGAGCCGAGCAAGCGGTGACTGATGCCATAAATAAACACAGAGAGAGTTATGGATACCATAAGTATATGGAAGCAGCTTTCGGAAGTGAGGAATCAAAATAATGTTACTAGATGAACTATTTGAAACACAACAACTAAATGAACTACGACCTTACGGTATCACTAGTCAGGCTAAAGATTCGATTGTTGGCGCTGCTAAAAATGTTTTTGGTGGCGGTCAAACCGAACAAGGTAATAAACAAGCAGGTGAAGTTGCCAACGCGCTATTCAAGCAGTTAAAGTTTTATGTCGGTAAAACGATGGGTACTGGGGTTAATATTATTCCGTACGAAGTTTTATATAAGTTTATGTCGGGTACTAAATTGGGTACCGAACAACTTGATAAAGTGAAAAAGGCACAATATACACCAAAAGAGGCTGCTGCTGTTATTTTTGCAAGTGCACGTCAAATGCAAGACGAATACTTGTCACATGCACCTATGCAACAAGACGCTCCGGTCGAACAACCTAAAGCTGAACCGGTTGCACAACCTAAGCGGGACCGAGTTGAACCGGTTGTCAATTTTGGTACTGACGCTAAACAACCTGATGCGGCGAATGATGCACCGGGTAATGTATCGGATTTCGAACCACTTATCAGTAAGTTGAAGCCAGAAGATCTAACCAAGCTGTTAAAGCTGATTTGAGGTGATTATGAAATCATTAGTTGCCCATATGTTATTTGAATCTGATGTATTTTTTGTACCGGTTGGGTACGTTTTTACAACGGATCGTAATACTGAATTTTATAAATCTACCGAGGGTTGGAAGAATCAATTAACCGACAAGGCAGTTGCCAGTAAGATGGAAGAACGCCTTGAAATGGCTGCCACCGAAGAGATTAAGAAATATAATACCGAGCACCCAGAAGGTCAGATTGGTGATGCGTATACCGATTCCGAAGGGGTAGCCTATTATTATACTGGTGATGATTTTGTTTCGCGAGACGGTGTATCATTGGACCCTGAACTATCCGATAAAGCATTGCGGTCCATTGCTAAACAAAACAAAACAACTAAACCGCCGAAGGGACAAAAACCAACCGATCCAGTTAAACCAACCACGGATGCACCACCAGCTGGACACGTCAGTGGTAAAACTAATAAGCCACCGGTTGCGGTAAATGGTCGTCAAGCTGTTGTAAATAAAAAACAACCGTCTCCTGCACCAGAACGACCGGAAACCAAGCCAACACCTAGACGCACGGCAAAACCGACCGCTGTACAAAACAACAAACAAACGCCACCAAAAACTGATACTAAGCCTACTGAGGTTGATATTAATATCAGTGATGATTTAAAGAAATTGGTAAGTTCCATAAAAAATCATCCAGAGCGTACCAAGATTAAAGCATTATTGCAAAATGGTGATGAAGTTTCATTACTAGCGGCTGATATAATAATGTCCGGTAAAAACGATGAAGCTAAGACGCTAATCCAGAAAAGAATAGGAGCACAATAAAATGAGCAAGAAAATAAATGAGGCTAATGTTAAAGTTGATTTGACGGATTTTAGCACTGATGATATGACTTCGTTGTCTGATATATTCCGGTTGGCCGGGTTAATTTCAACCGACGATAAAGTTTCACCAGAAGTCGATGTAGCACCAAGCCAACCGATCCAACCAGCGCAACCTATTACCAATAATGGATTTGTCGATCTAAGTGACGAGTTTGACACAATCGACGATGAACCAACCGGGGTTCCGGGTGAAGAATTACCGGTTGATGGTGTTGACCCTGTTAGTGAACCAGATCCATTTGATGTACCGGATGAAAATTTACCAGTTGTTGTTGATGAACCAGTTGACATCGATGCAGGTACCGATTTCATAGATAGCACTGGTTCAGATGCCGACGTTGATACCCAGTCGGATGACGAATTGGATATTAACAGGCTCGGTGAACTGGCAGGTCTACAAGATATCGACCGTGATGATCCAATGTTCGAAAGTACCGATCGAATTTTACCAGATCTTAGTTTAAATGAATTTGATGAGTCCGACGACGAGAGTCACGGCCCCTTTAGTACAGCTGATGACGCGGCGTTTGACGCAACGGAACAAACTGGTGGGGTAGAAGGTGACCATTTCGTGGTCAACCAACTTGATAACGGCTTTTATTGGGCAAGAACGCTTGGTGAATCCAGTATAGAACCAGAAGTGGTTGATACTAGTGCTATCACCGATCCGGTTTATCAAACCCATCCGAAACGTACCCATCCCGGCGACAACAAGATGATGGAACCTGATCTAGACGAAACTGTTGATACTATATATGAAAGCATCAACGACAGATTCAAAAATTTTTTTAGCAAGTAATAAATGAGCATACAAAAGCGCACCACAATAAGGTGCGCTTTTTTACATTATGAGCAAATACGATACATACATAAAATTTATTAGACTCGAATTTCCTGAATATGCAGAAATGACCGATGTCATGATTTTGCACAACACTATACGAAATTACAACGAATGTACTGATATTGGATTCCATGTGCATTTAAAAATTTTTCAAAAATATGTTGATTACATGGCATGTCCTGTGTTTACATATAACGGAGCTGAGTTACTAGTACAGCCAAGATGCCGGATTGCGTTGGATACATTTTTTGTCGCACCTTATGTGATAATCGGTAATGTACTCCAAAGCACAGACGTAGCAGCCCACACAATGATATGTATGTGTGGTGGGTTGGATGAATATTTGTACTCGATTGTAAAAAATTTTTGAGACAAATTTCCGATTCATGGTATAGTACGAACGCTAGACAAACTTCGTAATCAATCAAGGAAAATCGTACAATGAGCAAGAAATGCATTAGTTCCACCGTACTCAAGCCACGCCACCTGACTACCGTGTTGAAAGCTGCGATGGCCGCTGGTGACACGATGATGATCTGGGGTCCGGGTGGCATCGGTAAGTCCGATATTGTTGCACAATTCGCGGACAATCATTTCCCAATCCGTGGTAGCGATTTTGCGAATAAGCGGATTGCTGAACTGGAATCGTTGATCGCCTGTGGGCAAGCCGCCCCGCATACCCTGCAACGTTTCAAGGATTCGTTGCTTGATCAAAATACCAACCTGATCGATTTCCGTCTCGCGTCAACCGAGCCGACCGATATTCGTGGTATCCCGGTTACCGTTGTGTACTGGATGGGCAACACCAGTGGTCGTCAGTACTTCACCGAAGGCGAAGCGATCAACAGCGGTGAGCAGTATGCACGTTTCGACGGTATTGTCTGGGCTCCACCAGCGGTGTTCAATTTGCCAGCGAATTGGAAGGGTATCGTATTCTTGGATGAAGCGAACCAAGCGATTCCGATGGTACAGGCCGCTGCGTACAGCCTCTTCTTGAACCACAAGGTCGGTGAAATCACCCTCCCAACTGGTGCATTCGTTCTGGCAGCTGGTAACCGTGACGTTGATGGTGGTGCCACCTTCGACATGGCAACTCCGCTGCGTGACCGTATGACGCACGTTGAATTGGAAGTTGACGTGGACGACTTTGTTACGTACGCAATCAAGGCCGGGATCGATGGCACGGTTGTTGCGTTCGTCAAGAACCAACCCGACAAGCTCCATACCCTGAGCCCGAAGCATCCGCATATGTGCGGTGGTGCATCACCTCGTTCATGGTGCCGCGTGGCCGAATACCGCAAGCTGCACAACGGTTCGCTGTTCAATTACGGTACCAGCGACAACCGCGATCGTGACGCATATCTGGTCGCCCGTGCACTGGTCGCTGGTCGCGTCGGTGAAGAAGAGGCCCATGAATACCTCCTGTTCTGCGACGAGATCATGCGTATGCCGGACCGCGAAATGGTATTGAATGGCAAGATTGACAAGTTGCTCGATGAGCGAAACCAAAAGTACAGTACCAGTGCTTTGTATGGTTACTTGATCAACTTGACCTATGCAGTCGGTGCACTGAACCGTCAAGTTGTGGCCGGGACGCTGACCGAACAGGAACTTTTCGTTAAGGTGAATACCTTCTTCAAGTTCTTGGACACCAATTGTGAGTTCTACGATGTGTCCGAATTCTTCGTCGTGGTATTCCGTGCATTGATCGCACAAGGCGTTAACGTTCGCCCGGATCGTGTACCGGTGCTGAATTCGATTTTGCCGAAGTATCAAAGCGCACTGGCACTGCGTTAATCGCCAAACCGTGGCACAAATTGTGCCACGGTTTTAATAATTTCGTAATAGGAAAGGGTTAAAATTAATGAGCAATTTGCCGTTTATCTCTGCACTAAACAAGTACGCAATCGATCACGATGTGGAAACAAAAGCGCGGGTACTCATTCGCGAAACGAAAAACATGTTGGCAATGCGTTGTCCATTTTTTTCCATCTTGTTATCCGGCATGGAATTCCACATGACCTTTGCGGTACCGAATTTCGCAACCAACGCGAAGAAGGTGATGTACAACCCGTTCTTTATTTTGGGTATCCCAGCGGATTTGGAAAATGATTATCGCGACCATATCACCGCTTTGTACACTCAACAAGCCAAGAAAATGGAACCGTCATTCGACATCAACAATGGTTCGGAAATGGCTCGGTCGGTGATCAAAGCAATCGATGCAGCGGTTTCCACTGGCCGAAAGAAGCCGACTTCCATGGAACTGGTGTTTATCCTGTGTCACCTGATGTTGCATTGTTTGTTCGGTCATGGTGCTCGGAAGAATAACCGCGATCCACTGCGTTGGAATATGGCAACGGATTTTGTTGTCAACGGCATCTTAGTGAAGGATCGTATTGGTTCTAAGCCGAGTGATGCCCCGTACAATGAGGCGTTTGATGGGTTAACGGTCGAAGAGGTATACGAACGCATTGAGGTATCAGAGGAAGGTGCTACATTCTCGCCGTTTGATACCCATGAAGGCGACGTACCAGATGATGATCTAGCTGAGTTTCGCGAACGCGCATTGCGTTGTTCGAAGTCCGCTGGTAGCGTCCCGGCCTCGTTGCGCCAATTCATCGACAATATTTCAAAACCGAAGATTGATTGGGGTCCGTACCTGATCAAACGTTTCAAGTCGTTGTTGAAGCGAGACATGTCGTTCGCTCGGCCTTCTCGTCGCACCCGGTCATCCACTTCACGTGCTAAGTTGCCGGGTTATATGCCAGAACAAAAGATCGATATCTGTATCGCAATCGATATGTCCGGTAGTACAGGCGGGATCCGGGACAATTTCTTCGGGGAAATTTACGGTATGTTATCGCAACATCCGTCGTATCGCGCAAAATTGTTGTGTTTTGACACCGAAGTGTACAGCGTGGTTGATTTCGAAGACGTTGACCCGGAAAAGTTGTTGTCCGAGTACAACGCGGTTGGTGACGGTGGTACTGACTTCATGTGCGTGTGGAAATACCTCATGGAACAGGAAAAGAAACCGCACCAATTGGTTCTACTGACCGATGGATACCCATGCGGTGAATGGGGTGTACCGGACTATACGGATACGATTTTCGTGGTCGTAGGCAGCAAGGAAAAAGCCCCGTTCGGTACAACCTTGTGGTATGACGATCATTGAGAAAACCACAGTACCTTTTGGTATAATAATAAGGCCCATCACGGGCCTTATTTTTTTAAGGAAACATAATGAAGTATATCACATCTGACCTGCATTTTGGTCACTTTAATATAATAAAGCATTCAAAACGACCATTCGCCTCGGTCAATGAAATGGATAACGCGCTGATTAAAGAATTTAACTCCGTAGTTTGCCCGGACGACACTACCTATATTTTGGGTGATTTTTGTTATCGATCACAAAATGATGCAACCTATTATCTCGATCAGTTGAACGGTAAAAAGATATTCGTAATCGGAAACCACGACAAGCAACAATTACAAAACATCAAACGTCACCCATCGGTGATTCTGTGTGTGGATTATCACGAAGTCCGTCGAGAAGATAATAAATGGGCTGTTATGAGCCATTATCCAATGGCTGAGTGGAACGGTGCGTACCATGGGTCGGTGATGCTACATGGACATTGCCATGGAACAAAACAATTCCCCGGTAAAATAATCGATGTTGGTTACGACGCACACAAGCGCATCCTTACCCTAGACGAAGCAATTAGTCTAGCGGACGCTAGACCCGCATACGAAGAATCATGGAAGCAATATGCAACAAATTAAAACATTGCTGTTTGGTAAGTCTAAAAATAATAAAATAACTCAGTGGTCGGTTTACGTAGATGGTGCCCAAGTAATTGTAGAATATGGTTACATTGATGGCAAAAAGCAATTATCAGAATATACTGCAACCGCAAAAAACGTTGGTAGGGCGAACGCCACCACCCCAGAAGAACAAGCAGTAAAAGAAGCAAGTGCGTTATGGGTAAAACAAATCGAACGAAATTTGTACCGAGAAACAATAGAGGAATTGGATGATCTAGTATTGTTACCAATGCTCGCCCATGATTATACCAAGTACCCACATCGTTTGATACTACCAACGTACGTACAACCAAAATTGGATGGCGTACGCTCTTTGTTCAATAAGAACAAGTTCTTGTCTAGAAAAGGTGTAGAGTACAAATTGTACAGCACGTTGTATCAGCAATTGGAAATTTTGTTCGGTGTAATAGATCTACCATATGGATTAGACGGTGAGCTTTATGCACACGGATTGTACCTACAACAGATTAATTCACTAGTGAAGAATAGCAAGAAACCGATTAAACAACGATCTGCTGTTGAATATTGTATATTTGATGTTCCTATTCCGGGTATGTCATTCAGTGAACGGTATGCAATACTTGAACAAATTGCAGTACTGATTGACCAACTTAATTTGGATAAATTGAAGGTCATTAAATGTGGTTGCGTAACCAATACTGATGAACTGGAATCTTTTCAAACATCATATGTTAGCGCTGGGTACGAAGGGATAATGATCCGCGACCCTGCTGGTGAGTATGAGTACAATAACAGAAGCTATAGCCTACTGAAATACAAAAAATTCCAAGAAAAGGAATTCAAAATTATTGCAGTAGACGAAGACAAAGATGGTCAAGCCGTGTTTGTTTGTATGCTCGACGATTCAACGGATCGAACATTTGGTTGTAAAATTCGTGGGACGGACGAGTACAGAGTTGGTATAATACAAATGAAAGAACAATACATCAATAAATGGCTAACCGTTCGATTCCAAGACCGTACTATGGATAATATACCTACATTTGGTGTAGGGGTAAACGTACGAGAATGTGATTCCGATGGCAATCCACTAGAATAAGGAAAATATGAATCTAAATTTAAACAATTTTATAAGCACTTATTGTAATCGCACTAGCTCTTTATATCAACGATATTTACAAGTTGTAGAATGGAATTCGATTGCTGGAAATGGTACCCATGATTTGTCCGACGATAAGTATAAATTGCAAGTCGGTTTTGTGTGCGAAGAGTATCAAGAGCTGTTGGACGCAATTGAAGAAAATAACGTAGTTGAAATTTATGATGCACTCGGTGATCTATTCGTAGTGTTATCGTATTTGTGTTATCTGGACTCCGCACGAGAACAACTTGTAATTTATGCGACTGACTTTGTACCAACTACTACGTTTGTGTTTGGTTTCGCAAATAACCTTCGATTAAGTAAAGATCAATATCGTAATGCCCTGTTGGACCAAGATCATATCGATGATGGTTATCTATGGCACGAACTTGACTTGTTAATGGGTACTATAGTCAATACGAAGAACTGTATTGAGTGTTTAGATGAAGTTATTCGGTCTAACCTAACCAAATATCCAGTCGTTGGTACTGTTGATCCAGAAAAAGAATGTGAATACATTGAAAGCAAAGGTAGATACACTGGTATTACCTTTAAGACCAGTAAAATTGGTGATGTTGAATATTATGTTTTCGTTGATTGCAACGGGAAAATTATGAAACCATCCACCATGCAAAACCCAAATATCTCAACAATCATTTACTAAGGAAATATGATGAATTATTCAGATCGTCTTGAAATTCTGACAAACGTTAATGCTGACCCACTAGATGTAGGTACCAGTAAGGTAGTGTTCTTCTACACCAACGGTAAGAAATTCACCGCGACGAACGTAGTCCAGTTGTGCTTCACTGAGAGTAGCACAATCGAATACACAACCGTGGTTAAAAAAACTACCCCGGTACGTGCTGTCTATACCGCTGAGTATGAACTTGATACCAAAGATGTTTCTAAGGTAGAAGTGCATACTGCGAATGGCACTATCATCACTACTTATCGGGTGCGTTAATCATGGGTAGACCAAAGAAAACCGCGACTGACAAAATCGTTTCACTCCCGTCCGATCCGGTAGAGCGTTCTCGCTTGCATTCGGAAACGACCTCGGTGTGTGATATCATGTTAAAGATCGATGCACTGAAACAAACCATGAAAGCAACAATTGACTCCAACGTAGAACGTGGGTATGACAGAACCGCATTCACCGATTGGTGTAAGTTGATGTATGACATGCTGTACGACGATAACAAAAAGCGTACCGGTATTGAAGACAAATCTGAACGGGCTGCGGAGGTCGAAATTCTAGCGAATTCAGGTCGTTCTGCTTCTGATATTGTGGATTCTGTGACCGGCCAAACCGAATAAAACAAACTAACACAAAAAGGCGCATTTAGCGCCTTTTTCTGTATGGACACATAATGACTAAGAAGATGAAATCCGGTGCTAAGCATGTACCGGGTATATATAATACGCTTTTGGAAATATCAAAAGTAGATGAGATTTTGAGTTTACATGCGGCTGGGCTCCGGTCTAGAGATATCGCGGCATCAGTGCTTGGTAAGTCCTCGAAGAAATCCATTGTAAATTATATTAGTAATGCGCATTCTACCGGTACTCTACATGTAAATGGGATCCCGTACGTGGCAGCGGTTGGTGATATAGTTGATTATAAGCGACCTAAAGTTTTAATTTTTGATATCGAAACATCCCCGTTTATTTCATACGCATGGACCCGGTTTAAACAGTTCATCAATGATGGTATGGTACTCCAAGAAGGGTATGTACTTTGTTGGGCTGCGAAATGGCTCGATAATGATAACGTAATGTCCGACGCGATTTGGAATTATGACGAAGAAGTAAACGAAGGTAACGATTTAGAAGTATGTAAATCATTACATGCTTTACTAGATGAAGCCGATATCGTGGTAGCCCATAACGGCAACCGTTTTGATATCCCCACTATGAACACCAGATTTTTGTATCATGGATTGCCACCGAATAAGCCGTACAAGAAAGTTGATACCTTGTCAATCTTGAAACATAATTTCATGCTACCAAGTAATAAATTGTCAACAGCTGCTATATATTTTGGTCTACCCCATAAAATGGACGCAGGTGGTTTCGGTGTATGGAAGCGGTGTATGGACGGTGACAAGGCTGCACAAGAGCATATGGAAGTTTATAACGTACAGGATGTTATCACGCTAGAAGCGTTGTATTTAAAAATACGACCATGGCATAATACCCATCCGAACGTCGCGGTGTATTACGAGGATCCGGTAAACCGTTGCCCTTGTTGTGGATCACATAACACCAACACGGTTAGTCCAGCAGTTGGGGTTGCGGTGGCGGCGGTTACGGTATACCCTTTGATGGTATGCACTGACTGTGGTAAACGTAGTAGAAAAACGGTTAAACTTAACACAAGCGCTGGGATACTCAGAAATATCCCCTAAATACAAGCATATGTTTGTTAATTTAAGGGATGTAAATAAGATGTATACAAATGAACAGTTGAACGATCCGAATTTGTTTAATGGCCCAGAGCACGATGCCGCTAGGCAGGAATCATACGAACGCGCACGAGCGTTGTACGAAGCTAGTAAGCAAGCTAAACAAAAACCTAAAATCGTCCGACGTAAGTCTAAATAAAAGCCCCATCAGGGGCTTTTCTATTGAGGTATATTTTTGAAACACGTTACTTGGATGAAGATCGCCCAACTGATCGCGAATGAGGAAAGTAAATGTATATCCCAACGCGTTGGTGCGGTTATTGTACTAAACGATAAACTGGTATCTACTGGTTACAATGGTAGTCCATCCGGGCAACCAAATTGCTGCGACGTGAACCGTGATCTGGTGGTCGATGGAAAATTTCAACAATGGGTATCCCCCGAAGCTAGAGTCTCCCATCATCACTGGTCATTGATGCACGAAATCCATGCGGAAATGAATGCCATTTTACAATCCACCCCGGAGAAACGACTTGGTGCAACCATATACGTCACGTTACAACCGTGCGTAAACTGTTCCGTTATGTTAGCCGGGTCTGGTATCGGTACCGTGGTGTATTTGGCTGAATACGATAAAACTCCACCAGAAGCCACTGAGCGGTTAACACTGGCTGGTATTAAACTGTACCAACTTGATATGGAAAATAACGTACTTATCCCAAAAAATTGATGGGATAACTGAAATGACATATGGTATAGTAGTCTAAGCTAGTGCTCCTACACCATTCAGTTGCACTTTGCGATTGGACTTTTGGCTATAAATAGAAGTTCATAAAACAAACAACTCAGAAAGAGAAACAAAAATGAAAAAATTAGCAATAATTTTGGTTTTTGCGCTATCGTCTGGTTGGGGACTTGCATATGGCAAAGAATCTTCCAAATACAACATTAATAGGCAACAAGCCTGTCTAGCGAAAACCATTTACCACGAAAGCCGGGGTGAAAGCCCATCACATGGTGTGCAAACTGCGATGTTGGTCATCCGACGTACGCATTCGCCTAACTTTCCATCAACTATTTGTAAAGTAGTAGCTCAACCGGGTCAATTCCAGTGGGTCGGTCGTAAAATGTCCGTCCGTGAGCGTGATGCATGGGTACGATCAATGGCGTTGGCGAGTTTATCGCTTCGTTATACTAGGTCAATAAATGATTTGACTAATGGTGCTCTTTATTTCCACCGTGTGCGTCCTGCTTGGATGCGTGGTAAGGTGGCACATAGTGTGCGGCTCGGTAAACATGAGTACGTCGCACTAAAGAGTAAATACAATAACTAAATAACAGCCCCCGTCATGGGGGCTTTTTGTAGGTACAAAATGGTAAAAATAATTATATTGAATTCCCCACCTAACACCGGGAAGGATGAAACCGCTAAGTTTTTGAGCACCAACCTTGGTATGTATCATACCGAATTTAAGCGAAAGTTGTTTGAACTGACTAAAAATATATACTCCATCCCGGACCATATTTGGGACGGCCTGTACACAAGAGAAAACAAAGAACAACCAACGGATTGGTGTAATGGATTATCACCCCGTAATGCGTTGATAAACGTTTCCGAAAACATTATTAAGCCAAATTTTGGTTCTAATTATTTTGGCGTAGCAGCGGCTAAAGACGTATTTAATAATGATAATAATACCGTTTTTTCAGATGGTGGGTTTGCGCCTGAATTAGAACCGCTGATCGAGCTATTCGGTGAAGAAAACATTATGGTGATCCGAATCCATATGGATGGTCGTGATTTTTCTAACGATAGCCGTAATTATATCCCTGACGGTACAGTAAAACACATGCTGGATGTTGAAAACGTGTTCGGTGAGTTCGATACGTTCAAAAATAAAATTTTGGAGATTGTGGGAAATTTCATTGGATGTCCCCAATAATGTATCACAACGATGTCCATAGGAGGATTTTATGATAAGTGTAAAGTTCGGTGTAGTTACTGTACCGATTGAATTCATCCATTTTCCGGGTGGTGAGGAACATGCAAGACTGTCAACCAGTGTAGCACTGACTAATCCAGTAACCGTAACTGCTAAGTTGACCGACTCGGCTGAGATCATGAAAATGATTTTGGTAATAGACGCGGTTCGTCGGTTATTTTCTGCGAATGCATTAACTGCCAACATTAAACTAGTAGTGCCGTATTTTCCATACGCTAGACAAGATCGGGTCGCGGTACCGGGTGAATCATTGTCTGTTGCTGTAATGGCTGGTTTGGTCAATTCATTACAATGCACGAACATTACCGTACTCGACCCGCATAGTGATGTTAGTTCCGCGCTACTACACAATGTTCGCTCGGTGACCCAAGGTGAATGTATTCGTTGTTCTCCTGAGTTGGTTGGACTAATCCACGATAACAACTCGGTACTCATCGCCCCAGATGCCGGTGCATCAAAGAAGATTTACAAACTTGCATCATATTTTGGTACTGATCGCGTTACTGTACTGGATAAAGATCGCAATCCGATTAATGGTGAAATCACCGGGATCAAGTACTCATATGGTATATCGGACTTGGCCGGTAAAACCGCGATCATCGCAGATGACATCTGCGATGGTGGTCGTACTTTCATCGAAGCCGCTAAGGTTTTGCGCAATCTAGGTGCAACTAAAGTCATCTTGTACGTGACACATGGTTTGTTTACCAAAGGCGTCGAACCTCTGTATCCGCTGATTGACACTATCTACACCACCGATTCATATTGTACCACCCAATACGAATCCGTCAATTATATCAAAGTTATCAAGGAATTCTAATGAGCAAGAACCATCTGAAATGGAACCCGTTATCCGTATTGTCCCCGATGGGCGCGTCCGACTGTTACAAATGTGGTCACGTTTTCCAATACCCGGAAAACTCCGAATTTGTATACAGCAACTTTACCCCGCGATCGTCAAAACACGCTGGTGATATTTTTACTACGGACGACAAGAAGGTTGTCGTGTGGGGGCTAACCGCATTTGTTAAATGGTTTTTGATCTACCATTTCAATGAAAATTTCTTCGGTAAGCCTGAACAGGATGCAGTAGGTGAACACGCTGAACTGATGAATGGTTTGTTTGGTCCCGGTGCGATTAAGGTAGACCATATCCGCGCAGTTCACCGCCTTGGCTATCTACCGATTGAGATCCGTGCACTGGATGAGGGTTCACGAGTCGATTTCCGTATCCCTACTATGACCGTAAAAAACACCAAGCCGTTTGCGTACTGGTTGGTGAACTATTTGGAAACTATTCTGTCCGCTGAAAATTGGCAGCCAATGACCGTAGCCACGATCGCGTATGAGTTCCGTTGCGTACTCGAAAAGTACGCAGGTTTGACTGGTACCGATCGTTCGTTTATCAACTGGCAAGGGCATGATTTCTCGATGCGCGGTATGACCGGTATGATGGCTTCCGCCAACGCTTCCAGTGGTCACTTGACCTCATTCTGGGGTACTGACTGTATTCCGGCTGTTGAGTGGGCACGTGGTTATTACAACGGTGCCGCGTCACCTGTACTGGGTGGGTCTGTTCCAGCTACCGAACACAGCGTTATGTGTGCCGGTACCATGGAATCCGAAATCGAAACGTTCCGTCGTTTGATGAAGATTTACCCAAGTGGTATTTTGTCGATCGTTTCGGACACTTGGGACTACTGGCAGGTGATCACCGATTATGCAGTACAGCTCAAGAATGAAATCTTGGCTCGTACTGATGATACTTTCGGTAACGCCAAGGTTGTGTTCCGCCCGGACAGTGGAGATCCAGTTAAAATCCTGACCGGTTATACCACGGACGAATATACAGTACGTGATGGTAAGTTCTACGCCAATGATACCGGTAAGGAGCTGATGGAATGTGAGATCAAGGGTTCCGTTGAATGCCTTTGGGACATTTTCGGTGGCACGACCAACGAACTTGGTTTCCGTACCATTGACCGGCACGTCGGCCTGATCTATGGCGA